CCTGAATCGACTTCATACCTGGTTTCAGAAATTCTTCATAAGTCATCCTATACCGTGTCTCGAAAGACCGGGCTCTAGAATGGCCTAAGTTGGTTTTCAGGAAATTGGCTATGAGCTCGATTACAGTCTGCATGAAAAGGCAATTTTTTTCGGTTCTACCGTCTAAACTTTCCTAGGCATACTCGTGCAATCTTACTCATAGGTTTCCCTACAAAGAATATCCTCTACCCTCCATATGGGTATGAAGACCTCACATTCCCTAGCACTTACTATCGTGTTTCGGGTTTCTGTTGTCACAGAGGATGCGTGAGGGATAACCACAATCTGTAAATAATTACAGTCACTCGTTCAAAGTGAGAGATCGTAAGATCTCATCGCCCTAGAATATGCCTTCTAGGGGTGGCCTACTGCCACGTACTGGACGTGTGTTGATCTGTTCTTCTAACAGCGTTTTCATAGAAGAACAAAGGATGGGCGGGGTCCTATGGAGGACCCACTCATCCCGGATCGCAGGTAGAAGGTGCCCTTCCGGATCATCCGGAAGTACCTCAGAAGGATCGTCAATTTGACCGTCCAAAGGGAGATCGTCATTCTCGAAAAGACGGATCCACTCATCCTCGAACGTCTCCAGAACTATTTGTTCAGAGAGAGTATCGGGGTCTTCTGTTTCACCGCGCAATACATATTGCTGCAGGAGGGACAGACATAGAGTGATGATCCGCTTCTTTAGAAAGCCAATCTTTCCCTTTTGGACATAGACGATCCTAAAGTGCAGTGACCCCAACGGGGGATACTGCGAAAGATGTTGTTCTTTCAACTGTCTCCAGAGCTTCTCATTGTCTTTGGCTACAAAATTCTGGAAAGACTTCTGTAGCTCAGAATGAGAAAGCTCTCGGCTCTCAATCTCCTTCGACTCCAGGTTCAAACTCTGGAGTCGGTCTAGGACTTTGACCGACCTGTCCTCGCCTCCCATGAGGTTCATCTCTTCGTCAGAAAAGAAACCTGTAGGGACACAGAGGGCACGGATATGGTCAAAGCCTGGAAGAGGTTGACTCTTTGTGAACTTATTAAGGAAATCGTGAAGATAAACCTTCTTAGCTAACATTAAGTCAACATTCAACTTACGAGAAAAATCTAGGGCAAGACCCCCATGAGAACATGGTACGTCTAAGCTTCTAGGAGTTTCTCTAAGTTCCAGGAGATTACGGCGGATGAATTCTCTCCTAAGCTCATCTGAGGTCCCATAGTAAAATTGGGCTTCAGAGAAGCATCGGGAGAGCGTCTTACCATAGCGAGTTTGACAGGAAACTTTTCCTGTATGCATAACACTGCCATTCCAGAATAACTGGGAATTGACAGTGCAGAACTCAGGATCGATAAAGTTCTTTCCAATGGAAAGAGCCAGACCGACCTGGGGTGCATTCACCTTCCATTGATTAATCACTGGAAGGGGACCCCTCGCTACGACGTCATCGCCGTTAATGAGATATTTTCCTTTCTCGAATCCACTCTCTTGAACGATGAAATCATTCAAGAGGCAGAGAAGAGGAAAGGAAAGGAGACTTCCCATCAGTTGACCGGAGGTCTGCTTGCCGGGCTCGAGACCGGGGTAACGGATCACATGAGGTGAAACCTCATACCGAACCCAGGCCTTTGTTGGCTCGTGGTGGATTTGTGACAAGATTCCTTCGACTAGAGCGTTTGTAACACTCATAGGAAAGTTATCTGTTGCCGCGGTGTAATCACCGGACAACCACAAATCCCCCTCGCAAGACAGATCTTTGATCTTCTGAATTTCTCCCTCAATCCGGTAGATCCAATCGAGCTTCTGCTCCCAGGATTCATCTGGATTGTTCCATGTCACCCCGTGTGTTAGAGCAAACTGAGGCTCACTCTTTAGAAAGGCAAATAATGCTTTCTGTAGAGGTTGGAGACATTTCGTCTCCGCTTCAGCTTTCGTGATCATCCGGACCTTTAAAGGTTCCGGGAGAGCCACGGCTTCAACCACGGGCGCATGGTAGGGGGGAAATTTTGGAAAAAGTTGACTAACTGTCACATCACGTTTGTCACGAGCGTGACGGATGTCAGTAGTGTTTACCTCATAAAAGGGTAGAAACTGAGACTGACGGACGTCCACAGACATACAGGAAATTGTTTGCCTCCAAGAATTGGAGAGCTCATTTTCATGAAAATCTGTGTGCTCACGGAAACGTGTAGCGATCAAGACAGAAGCGTCTGAGAAATTACCAACTGGCTTTAACCAGTCTCGGTCCTGATGGACCTTGGAAGACAAGGAAGGTTGATTATAACCTCCATGGTGTTGTACAACACCAGTCTTATATTTCTCAATCCAGGACCTCTGGGAGTGCTCCATGAGCACAGCAGAGTTGTACCGGAAGATTTCGACCCCTCTGGCTCCTTTTTCAAGGAGTAAAGGGAGGTGAAATCGTCTCCATACAGCCTGGTCCTCTTCGACGACACAGGATCCTGTACTGTCTTGAATTCTCGTTCCATAGGACATGTTCGACGTAACGATGACAATGGGGGATGTAAAAATCTTCCCTTTCTCCTCGAGCGACGCCATTTCCAGCTGATACCTGTTAACAGAGATCAGTTGCTCAAATTCGACCAAGTCGGCACGGTCCACGAGATTTTGGCCAAAGTCATCAAGAATGACGATCGGCTGGTTCTTGTAGCCGTCCCAGAATCGAGTTGAGCAGGAACGTGAATAGCTTGATTCTCCCCGAGAATTTGGGAAGAACGTGACAGTTAGAAGATGCACTAAGTTCTGAACCATCGTGGTTTTTCCGACCCCTGGGGGTCCGAATAAACCAATGACAAACGGTTCAGGACGTGTAGCATCCTCCAACATCTTTAGGTAGGGAGGCCCCAGAGTGACTTCACGGTCACCCCGGAGGGCCTCACGGGCACCACCTTGGTGCCGGGCGTTCTCCACAGAGGCACGGGAGTTGGGAAGACATGTCTTGTATGGGTCATAGACCTTCTTGACAAATTTTCCTACCTCCTGTCCTCTCTGGTAAAGTTTTCTGAGGAAATCCTCAGGGACTTTTAGAACGTCCTCCTGAGGGCGGCATAAAGACTCCTTGTGCTTATGATAAGCTTCAAGGATCATATCCCGCCCGACAGGGGCACAAAGGCTCTTAGATTCCAACAGGTTCTTGTAGAACCGGATACGACCTTTTCGGTCGTGTTGAAATCTAAGGTCTAACTTTCTCTGTGTCATATCGGGGAATAGAGGAATAGTTTCTCCTACTGGTCGTTCCTGACCAGCCTGGACGCAAAATGCGTCCACGAGTGAAACCTTGATGAGCTTAACAAGCTCTTTTTCCTCTTTCTTTTTTGGCATGACCCTAAGGTAGTGTAGGATAAGTCGGTAACGACTATTCCTGGTCTCCTTACGGATCACCGTCTTTCTGCAAAGAAGGCGCCAACCGTTAGACACGGTCCTTGAATATGGATGGAAGATCCTTTCCCACTTGGGAACCTGCACGGAAATACGTGCCGGATAGGATACTCTCACACCCAAATTCTTGGAAGAAAGATAGACAGCATCGGATAATCCGATGCAGTGTCGTAAGCGACTCATGTCATCACTGAAATGGCATCGACTTCCTTCGAAGTCGATACCATACATTCTATAAGCTGGAAGCCCCAGAGTACGAAGTGTACTAAGGAAAGCCTCCACCTGCCTGAATGTCAAGGAATGAATCTTATTCAGTGTTGAGCAAAGTCTCTTACGATCTCGTTGTTGCAAAGAGAGTCGTGGAATCTCGACAGCTAAAATAGCTGGAGATATAATCCAGTCTCGACCTTCGCTACGGTGAACGAGTGAGCTGAGAAGTGATTCAAAAAACTTCTCAACCTCGATGGTTTTCCTGGACCCGCTTCGGAGGGCTTCTTTAGAAAAGAAGACTTCCTCTACGGATCTTAGACATCCTCGATCGTTACAAGCTCTCTCGGCTTGAACCTGATCTGGTGGATCATTATTTTCACCAAGTCAATTTCGAGCATGCGCCTAACTCA